CTTAAAAGTGGTGATTGGTATATGACACCAAAAGACGCTGTGTATTATGGTTTTGCAGACGGGATTATTACTAAATGGCAGTAAAAAATTTAAAAAAAATTGACGAAGCTTGGCTTGGATTAGATGAAATAGATTCTGTCTTTTTTAATCCTATGTCAATTCTTAAAGCTAGTGAAGATGACTTCAATCTAAAATTATCTTGGATAATGACCCAACCAGAATATCTCTCGTTTATGTGTAGTGAAATATTAAATGTTCAATTGCTACCATCTCAAGCTTTGGTACTACAAGAGCTATGGACTAGAAAGTTTCCAATGCTTATAGCTAGTCGAGGTTTTGGTAAATCATTTATGCTATCTTTGTATGCAATTATCAGAGCTTTAGTTTTACCAAGAAGAAAAATAGTTGTAGTAGGTGCTGCTTTTAGACAGTCAAAAGTATTGTTTGAATACATGGAGACTATATGGCGTAATTCACCAATGTTAAGAGATATATGTGACAATGATAGCGGCCCACGTAGAGATACGGATAGGTGTACACTACGTTTAAATGATAGTACGGTTACGTGCCTACCACTTGGTGATGGTCAAAAAATTAGAGGCCAAAGAGCAAATGACATTATAGCTGATGAATTTGCATCTATACCTAGAGAAATATTTGAAAACGTTGTAGCTGGTTTTGCCGCCGTTAGTTCTGATCCCGTAGAAAACGTAAAGAAGATGGCTGCTAAAAAGAAGGCTGAAGAATTAGGAGTAGAACTATACGAAGAAGAAATAGCACAACAGAAAGATAATCAAATTGTTTTATCTGGAACGGCGTATTATGACTTCAACCATTTTGCTACATATTGGAAAAAATGGAAATCAATTATAAACAGTCGTGGAGAGCTGTCTAAATTAAGAGAAGTTTTTGGTGGAGAAGATCCACCAGAAGATTTTGATTGGACACAATATTCAATCATACGTGTTCCATATGAATTATTACCAAAAGGTTTTATGGATGCAGATCAGGTAGCTAGATCAAAGGCTACTGTTCATACTGGTATTTATCAAATGGAATATGGAGCCTGCTTTACCAGAGACAGCCAAGGATTCTTTAAAAGATCTTTAGTTGAGTCCTGCGTGGTTTCTGATCAAAATCCAATAAATGATAAATCAGGAGAAGTTATACATTTTGAAGCAGGGCTTATAGGTCAGGAAAATAGAAAATATGTATTTGGCGTTGACCCCGCTTCTGAAGTTGATAATTTTAGCATTGTGGTATTAGAGCTACATCCTAATCATAGAAGAATTGTACACTGTTGGACCACTAATAGATCAGAACATAAAGAAAAAGTAAAAAAGGGATATTCCACAGAAGGAGACTTTTACGCTTATTGTGCGAGGAAAATAAGAGATTTAATGAGATTATTTCCGTGTGTTCATATAGCTATGGATGCACAGGGTGGCGGTGTTGCTGTCATGGAGTCCCTACACGATCAAGATAAAATAAAACCAGACGAAGTAGCAATTTGGCCCACTATTGATGAAAATAAAGAAAAAGATACAGACGGAGAAAGAGGCTTGCACATACTAGAGATGTGTCAGTTTGCTAAATACGATTGGCTTGCAGAGGCCAACCACGGTATGCGAAAAGATTTTGAAGACAAGGTTCTTTTATTTCCATTTTTCGATCCAGTTAGTCTAGCTATTTCTGAACATGAAGACGACACCAAAGGTCGTATTTTTGACACTCTGGAAGAATGCGTCCTAGACATAGAGGAACTCAAAGACGAACTATCTATGATACAGATGACACAGACAACATCTGGTAGAGATCGCTGGGACACACCACAAGTAATTGTAGGTACTGGTAGAAAAAGCAAGATGAGAAAAGACAGATACTCTTCATTATTGATGGCTAATATGGCAGCTCGAAAAATAGCTCGCGCTCCAACACAAGTAGAATATACATTTTATGGAGGGTTTGCAACTGGCGGTCACAAACCAAAGAAAAACGAACAATTATACACTGGACCCAGTTGGTTCGCTGATAATATGAAAGATGTGTATTAATACATATACAGTTCAATTACATTTGCATTGAGGACAAAATGAACGATAATAACTTTTTAACTTGGTCAGATCAAGACTCTTCCAGTAAAGAAAATGCTCTTTCTCAATTTTCTGATAGTGTAGATGCCTACACTGGATTGGGGAAAACAACTGGTAGCACTTATCGTCATTTTATTGATGTTGAGCCTAACAGAAGCGTAAGACCCGGATTTAATGCTAGTGATTATTATGCATTTCGTCCCGGTGAAGCTGTTCCAAATCAGCAACGCAGAATTATCAAGATGTGCATGGACGCATATGACAAGGTTGGAATAATAAGGAACGTCATCGACTTGATGGGTGATTTCGGGAGTCAGGGTATCCAAATTGTACACAGAGATCAAAGTGTTGAAAAGTTTTATCAGCAGTGGTTTAATTATGTTAATGGTAAAGAGCGTTCTGAAAGATTTTTGAATAATCTTTATAAAACTGGAAATGTTATTTTATATCGCAGTTATGCAAACGTTACTCCTCAACTAAAGGATTACATGAAAGCACTGTCTAGCGATATAAGGGTAGAAGTTCCAAACATGACCAAGAACGTTATCCCTTGGAGATATAATTTCTTTAACCCTCTCACAATAAAGAACAAAGATGGAAATCTTTCTCTCTTTATGGGCTTGAAAAATCATACCATTACAACTAATTCTTTCTTTGATAAGTTTACTAGTGGTGACATTCCTCATCACGTACTGGATACCCTACCTCCTAAAATCAAAAAAAGCGTACAAGACGGAGTAAAAGATATACCTTTAGACCAAGATAGATTAAGTATATTTTATTACAAAAAAGACGATTGGAGACAGTGGGCAAACCCTATGATATATGCCATCCTTGATGATATTATCATGTTGGAAAAAATGAGACTAGCAGATATGTCCGCTTTGGATGGAGCTATTTCTAATATTAGATTATGGACCATAGGTAGTCTTGAGCATAAGATCCTACCAAATAAAGCAGCCATTAATAAACTTCGTGACATCCTAGCCAGCAATGTTGGCGGTGGCACTATGGAATTAGTTTGGGGTCCAGAATTATCGTTCCAAGAGTCTAGCACGGATGTTCATAAATTCTTGGGTTCGGAAAAATACAATTCCGTTCTTAATGCTATATATGCTGGCCTCGGTGTTCCTCCCACTTTAACAGGAATGGCTAGTAATGGCGGTGGATTTACAAATAACTTTATATCTCTTAAAACTTTACTTGAAAGATTACAATATGGTAGAGATCTTTTAAAGAAGTTCTGGGAAAAGGAAATAGAAATTGTACGTCAAGCAATGGGTTTTAGATATAAGGCTCATATTCAATTTGACCAAATGGCTCTATCCGATGAAGCCGCTACCAAGAATCTTCTCATTCAACTTGCTGATAGAGACATTATCAGTCATGAAACATTACTTGAAAGATTTAAGGAAATTCCACAGGTTGAAAACATTAGAATGAAAAGAGAGCTTAAGAAAAGAGAGGCTGTTGGTCCTCAAAAAGCTGGACCTTTTCATAATCCTAATCATGAGCAAGAAATGGAAAAAATAGAGAAACAAGCTAAAGTAAACGAAAATAAACAAAAGAAAGAAACTCCTAAAGATAATGGAAGACCTCTGTTTAAACAGGATGATGGTCCTAGAAAACAAAGGGTTGCAAAACCTAAATCTACACCCGGAGTTGCTGAAATGATGGTTTGGGCAGAGTCAGCTTTTGATACCATTAGTAATTCTGTAAACGATGCATTTCTATCTTCTTCTGGAAAGAAGAATTTAAGACAACTTACAAAGTCTGAAGCCAATACTTTGGAACACTTAAAAGTAGACATATTTACAAATCTTGAATCTATGCAAAAAGTTGATAACACAGTGGTTTTAAACAAGTTAAAGTCAAAGGAAAGAATGCCAAAATCCTTTGCTCAATCAATTAAGCATAATAATCTTTCTGTAGACATTGGGCTTGAATTATTCAGAAAGAACATCATAGGCTTATATATTGAATCAAAAATGCACTAGTTTATCAAAAAAACTGTTTTTTGTGTATAATGATTTGAGAGGTTTATATGAATATATATCAACATGAAATCAATGATGGTTTGAGCGAAGCTATCGCTAGTAGCACTAGTGTAGCTTGTGAGTCCGTTGCTAGTATTTCTGAAGATTCACAGTTTGATATTGATAAGCTTTTAAATAAAATAAAAGCAGACTCTAATCCTGATCAAATTGATCTTTATTATATAAAGTCTGTTTTGGTATCCACTGGTTGGAATAAGAATGATGATGTCTTTGCTCCAGCAGAAACGTGGGCAGCACGAAACACCCCTGAAGATAAACAATTTAACTTTATGCACAATGAGAATGATATCATTGGTCATATTACTGGAAGTTATGTTGTTGATAAAGAGGGCAACAAGGTAGAAGCTGAAGAAGCTCCCGCACAATTCGATATTATCGCAGAGGCAGTCCTTTATAATAGCTGGACAGATCCTGATAATAGAGAGCGCATGAGTAACATCATCGCTGAAATCAAAGAGGGCAAATGGTTCGTTTCTATGGAATGTTTGTTTGCTGGATTTGATTATGCCATTACAATGGAAGATGGTACTAACAAGACTTTAGCTAGAGACGAAGAAACATCATTTCTAACTAAACATTTAAAGTCCTACGGTGGGACAGGAGAATATCAAGGTTACAAAGTTGGTCGTTCTCTCAAACAAATTTCTTTTTCTGGAAAGGGCTTGGTAGCACGACCGGCAAATCCGCGAAGTGTAATTCTTAATGCTAGCAAGGCTTTTGATCACCAAATCGTTTTACAAGATCTTAAACAAGGAGTAGTGGATATGTCCAATGAAAATCTTTTAGAACAGCAGATTGCAGATCTCAAAGTCGAGCTTGCATCTGCTAAAGAAGCTCTTGAAGCATCAAATGCTA